GCGCGGGGCGCGAAAAAAAAATTGCAGCGAATGGGCCTAAGGGCTTGACGGCGATCGCGGAAAGTGATAAGATATTGCTGTGGCGGGGACACAACAAGAGAAGGAGAGGGAGAGGACAATGGCGACCTATTCTGTGGAATTCGCATGCGGACACACCAAGTATGTAACGCTGTACGGGCCGATGAAGGACCGGCGGCGGCGGCTGGAGTGGCTGCAGACACAGCAGTGCTATGAGTGCTGCCCGCCGCCGCGGCCGAAGCCGGATGCACGCCTGAAGAAGCAGGGCGATGGGACGTATCGGATTGAGATCCGCGGGGCCTACCCGATCAAAGAGTATCTGAAGGAGGTAGGCTATCGGTGGGACCGGTACGCGGAGGCGTGGTATCGGCCGGTCAATCCGCGGGATCCGGCGGAACTGGTGGCCGCGTGGGCGGCGATAAGGGAGCACGTGGAGCCGGACCCCGATCTGCTCGGCGTGGAGGTGGCCTGGGACACGGATCAGGTGCGCGAGTATCGCGCCGCGGCGGGGGTGGCCTGATGAGGGGACGGGACCTGCAGGTGCGGGTAACCGGCCCGCGCCTGCTGGACCGTGAGGCGTGGGTCTTGCAGGCGCTGGCGAAGACAATTGAGAAGCATAACCCCGAAGCGCTGGCGGGGGAGAATATCACAATTCGGCTGAGAGATCTGGTGGCCGCGTGCTATGGGGAGGGAGCGCGCGGCCGCCGCTACTTTGCTTTGGAGGCGGAAGTCGTCAGCCTATTGTTGCGGATTCAGGGGCTACGGCACTGGGTATCGGTGGGGCGGAACGGCCGCGGCCGACGGGTAGCGGCGGAACGGCGCGTGGGCCCACTGATCCGGATAATACGGCGGCCGCGGATCTGGGCGGACGAGGGCGAGGAGGAGATGGAGGCCGCATTCCGGCCGCCTGGTGGGCGGACAATTACAGTGCGTCTGCCCGATATCGCAGAGGTGCCGGCGGCGCAATTGCTGGAGGAGGCGATAGCATCATGCTGGCGCGGATCAGCGCGTGGCTGTGCGTGATTGAGGTGTTCGGCCTGCTGGCCTGCCTCTGGCTGCTGGAGCGGCTTGGGCTGGTGCGACTTGAGGACTGGGACGAATCGGCAACGGAGATAGGAGGCTAACGGCCGTGGGCAATGAAGAGATGAAGAAAGCCGGCAAGCGGCGCCGAGGATCCGGCCGCGGATCCGGCCTGTGGCGGCGCGGCGGCGCCGAAGCCGACGAACGGGCAATTGCTATTGTGAGGAGAGCCCGAGAGGCGATGAATCATGGCTGACAACGGCGAGGTGGTATTGCGGGGCCGGCCGACCAAGTGCACGCCGGAAGTGATTGAGCGGTTCGGGGCCTACATGGCGGCGGGCCTATACGCGGAGGAGGCCGCCGACCTGGTGGGCATTACGCCGATGACGGCCCGCCGGTGGCTACAGTGGGGCGAAGCGGCCCTAGATGCGGCAGGCAATGACCTGGACAAAGTGCCGCCGGAAAAGCGCGCGTACGCGAATTTTTGTGCTGTGGTTCGCGCGAAGGCCGCGGCCGCAGTCGCGCGAAACGTAGCACTAATCCAAGAAGCCGCGACGACGAACCGTGAGGGCGACTGGCGGGCGGCCGCCTGGTTCCTGGAGCACCGGCGCCCCGAGACTTGGGGGCGGCGGGAGGTGCGGCAGGAGCTGAGCGGCCGCGACGGCGAGCCGCTGGCAGTGAAGCTGACCCTGGTGCCGATACACGGGCCGGATGATCCGCTGGCCCAGCCGTGGACGGGGCAGGATACTGAGGGAGAGGAGGAGGCGGCGGAGACATAGCTATTGAATTGCGCCTAGGGGATCCGCTGGAGGATCCGGCCTGCGCCGAGCTGGCCGCGGTGGTGGCGAGATTCGCCGCACATCGGGGCCAGTCTGCTTTTTTGCAGGATCCGGCGCGGTATCGCGCGATCGTAGCCGGAATAGGTGGCGGCAAGTCGGAGGTGGCCGCCTATGAGGTCCTCCGGCACTGCATCCGCTACCCCGGGGGCGAGGCGCTGGTGGCGGCGCCGAGCTATCGGATGATATACCGAAGTGGCGGCCCCTGGCCGGTGATCAGGCGCGTGGCCGGATACTGGGGGGAGGGCCTGATCGCGACCGAAAGCAGGGGCAACGGTTGGCTACAGCTATTCAACGGCAGCCGGATCTGGTTCGCGTACGCGGCGGATCCGGATTCCCTGCGCGCCGCGGAGGCGGCATGGGGGTGGCTGGACGAGGCGAGCCTGTGCCCGCGGGATGCTTGGCGGATCCTGCTGGGGCGCTTGCGCCAGCAAGGGCCGTGGCCACACCGGGCGTGGTTGACCACCACGCCGCGGGGCGAGGACTGGGTGTGGGAAACATTCGTGCGGGGGCGGGACACCTGGCCGGAGGAGCGGCGGAAGCGCTATGGGTTCCATCACTGGACGAGCTATGATAACCCGGGCCTCCGGCCGGACGACCTGGAAGCCCTCGCCGAGGCCTACGGCGGCCGCGAAAGCCTGTGGTACCGGCAGGAGATGCTGGCGGACTTTGTGAGCTTCGCGGGGCTGGTCTACACGGGCTGGGATGAGGCCAGCCGCGTAGTCCGGACCCCGCCACCGCGCTCTACATTCCGGCGGATCGTGGCCGGCGTGGACTGGGGCGTAAGCGCCCCGGGCTGCATCATAGTCGTGGGGGAGACTACCGCCGGCGACTATTATATCCTGGAGGAAGTGTACGAGTCGGGGCTGATCACGCACGGATCTCCGACTGGCGATGATTGGCTGTCCCGCTACATGGAGGTAGCGCGGGAATGGGGGGTGGAGGTGGCCTGGGCGGATCCGAGCGACAAGAACGCGATCACGGCGTGGGCCAGGGCGGGGGTGCCGGTGCGACCGGCGAACAATGCGCGGGTGTCGGGGATTCGGGCGTGTCAAGCGGCGCTGACCCGCACGTGGGTGGTGGGGCCGCGGTGCCCGAATTGGCTGGCTGAGCGCCGGCAGTATCACTGGCGGCTGGACGCGAACGGGGAGCCCCGCGTGGACGCGGATCCGGCCAAGGGCAATGATCACGCGATGGACGCCTGGCGCTACGCAATAGTCGGGTTGGCCGAGTTGGGGCCGCGGCGGATAAGCGGGGCCGCGATCCGGCGGGGCCGCCCGCTGACGCCGCGGCAATACGGAGGCTGAACGCAGATGGGCAAGAGGCGACGCGCGCGGCGGATGCCACCTGGTGGGTGCTACACGCCCCCGGGGGATCTGGGCCCGCCTATCGGCGATCTGACCGCGGGGCCAGCCGGTGGCCCTGCGGAGGAGACCGAGGCTGAGGACGCGCTGGAGCCGGCGGCGGCATCCGCACCGGAGGGGACCGGATCCGGTGTGGGCCCGATCCGCGGCGGCGCGGATAGGCCGGCGCCGGATCTGCTTCGGGACGCGCCGCCCCCGCGGCCGGCCGGAATCCGAAGCCAGGCCCGCGGCCGCGCTCTCCCCGCCGGCTGGGAGCAGTGGGAAGTAGGGCCGTATACCCGCTGGCCAGCGCAGAGGCGGCGAGTGCACGAATACTACCTGATGCGGACATTCGATCCGGTAGTGAGAAGCGGGCTGGCCGTGATCCGGGCGCTGGTACTGGGGCGGCTGGGGCACTGTGAGCACCCGGACCCAGCAGTAGCAGAGAGGTTGAACGGGTGGCTGGAAGAGATCGATGGAGGTGTTGGGCGGGTAGTGTCCCAGTTGCTAAGTGCGCTGTGGGCGGGGTTCGCAGTGGTGGAGTTACGGTGGAATCTGGCTGATGAGTGGACAGTTGGGAGTACCGCGCTGCTGCACCCACTGAGTTTCTTCTCCCGGTACGGCAGTGAGGTCGGGCTGGTGCCGGACCCGCATAGTGGCCGGGTGGAAATCTTTCGGCAGTTGCCACAAGCGGCCGGCGAGGATGCGGTGGAGTTGCCTGCTGAGCGGGTGCTATACTGGCCCGCCTTCGCTGAGCTACGGGAGCAAGTCTTCGGCCAGAGCCTACTGGAAGCGGCGCGGCCAGTCTGGTTCGCGCGAGTGCGCCTGAGCGCCTACTGGAACACATATTGCGAAAGGCTGGCCGCACCCACCCCAGTGATACAAGTGCCAGTGGACACGGTGGAGGACCCGGCGACCGGAGAGACAGTTTCGGCGGCCGAATATGTGACGAGCGTCTTTGCGGAGCTGGAGCCGGGGATGGCGCTGGCATTGCCATACACCCCTGGGATGGAATGGAAAGTGGAGCCACTGGTAGTGGGAGGCGACGGAGGCAAAGCATTTGACTTGCGGCTAGCCGCGCTTGAGCGCGAGATGTGGTTAGCTATGCTGACTCCGCGGCTGTTGATGGCAGAGCCGGAGTACGGCACGCGAGCGATGGCGCAGACAAACCGCGACCTGTTCTTGGACGTGATCGATGGGATCCGCAAGGAGCTAGGCCGGGTGCTGGAGGAACAACTGGCGAATCGCCTGCTGGCAGTCAACGTCGGCGATGTGGCGCCGGCGAGCTGGCGCTGGGACCCGCTAGTGGACGAGGACCTTGAAAGGCTAGCGCGGGTGCTGCAGACAGTGGAGCAGGCGATGAACCTGGCCTGGCAACGGGGAGGCGTGAACCCGGCCGATGAGGAGCGGTGGCGACAAGTCTTCGGCAACGTATTGGCGAGTGCTGGGGATGCCGAAAATGCGGCGGCTGCCGCTGACCCTGGCGAAGGGCCGGCTGAGCTGGCCGCGCGGCTGTTGGCGACCGGCCGGAGGTACCTGGAGTGAGGGCTGACTGGGGGCCGCTGGAAGGTGAGCTGGTGGAGGCTATCGGCGAACCCTGCCGGCACTACTGGCGGCGGGTGGCGGCGGCGGGGAGCTTCGCTGAGGCGCAGCGCCTGCCGTTTCCGGAGCTGGAAAGGGTGGACCGGGTGCTGGCGGATGTAGTTCGCGCTGGCTACCGGGCGGCGCGCAAGGCTACCGTGGACCGGATCCGGCGGGACCTGCCAGCGCGATTGCGGCGGGCGATCGGCCGGCGGCCGGTGATACACGCGGCGGGGCCGGCCCGCGGGGACGCGGCGGCGCAGGCCACCGAGATCCTGATCCGGCGGCTGGACCAGCTGCTGATCCCCGAGGATTGGGTGGAGTACTATGCGGCGACGCGGGTCCCGCCGCTGACGTGGGCGCTGGAGGAGAAGGCACGGCGCGAACTGGCGGCGCGGGTGGCCACCGGGGCGGCGCAGGGCCTGGCCTGGCACGATATCAAGCGGAAGCTGCGCGACACATATGGGTTGGGCTGGGCGCATGCAGAGAATGTGGCCCGCACCGAGCTGGCGACGATGTACGCGCATGGGGCCTTGCTACACTACCGCCAGACTGATATAGTGGGGAAAGTACAGTTTATGGCCGTGGTGGACAGTAGGACGACACCAGTGTGTGCGCGTTTAAACGGGAAAGTCTTCCCTATCGGGGCGGCACCGGCTTCAGTGACCCCACCGCTGCACTACCAGTGCCGGAGCACCCTATCGCCAGTGCTGGCCTGGGAGGAGTTGCCGGCGGTGACGCCTGCGGAGGCTTTCGCTGGGGCTGGACCTGACGAGTTCCCGCTGCCCGGGTTCGGGGTGGCGGACCTGCCGGATGGTGAACCCTATAGCATAAGTGAGTTATTGCGGCCGGACCTGGCGGCGGCGACGGGTGATGTGAGGGATGCGCTGCGGTGGCTGGCGCGTGGAGCGGCGGCCGGCTGGTGGCTGAAGTGATGGAGGGGGCAGGCGCGAAAACTGGGCTGTAGAGGGCCGCTTAGTGGCATGGGTTGCCTGGCCCCCACCGGCGTGGCCGCGAGGCTCACAGAGGCATACAGAGCGAAACAGAGGTATTCTGTACGGGACCGCAGTGGGGCCGCAAGGGTGGAGGTGGCCTGACAGTATGCCGTACCCCAACGAGCATAGTTGCCGACTGGCGGAACCTGGTGACGGACCCTTCCGCCGGAAGCAGAAGGCGGCGCAAGTGGATGGCCGCTGGGTTGACCACATCTACCAGCAGAAGGGCGACGGGCTGGAGTTGCAGGCGGTCCGGTTCCGGCGGGAGGAAGGCTGGGGTGGCGAGGCCGCGACCCGCCAAGCGCGGGCATGGTGCAAAGCCAAAGGAGGAGAGTTCGAGCCGATGGCCGAGGAGACTAGTGCCGGGGACGCTGACGGCATGGCAGTGAGCCTGTACGTGCAGACACCGATCGGGGTGAAGGTGGAAGAGAGAGGTGCCGGGGAGACTTACCTGGTGGGCCTACCCTTGCTGAGGACGGGGCGGTGGAACGGCGTCGAGTACGACGCTGAGCGCCTGCGGGCGTTAGTGAGAAACCACCGGCTGATAGCGGAGCGGGAAGCAGTAACGCCAGCGCTGAAATCACGGCATACCTACGCGAACGGGCGGCCGGAGAACGTGGACGCGGCCGAGATCACGTTGGGGTGGATCGTGGACCTGAGTTACGATGAGGAGACGGGGGTGCTGCTAGGCGAAGTTCATGTCGTGCAGCCTGGGATGCTGGAGGACATAGCGGAGGGGCGACTGCGCTATGTCTCGGCCGAGATAGTGCCGAACTACGTGACCGCTGACGGCGACGAGGTTGGGCCGGCCCTGGTGGGCGCGGCTTGGGTGGATTGGCCCGCAGTAAGGGGCCTACCGTGGGAAATAGTCATCAACAGAGAGGAGTGGACTGACCTGGCCCGTGGGGATGGTGGTGACACACCGTCCGCGGGATCCTGTCGCGACGGTAGCACGATGAACGGAGGTGACGGTATGAGTACTTGGAGCCGGTTTGTAGACGTATTGGCCGGGCTGTTTGCCGGCCGGGAAAAGGTGGAGGCGTTGGATGAGTTTCGGGACCTGGACCCGGCTGGCGGCATGAGCACTGGGGAAGAGTCCGGCGACGACAAAGCTGAGACCGAGGTCTTGGCTGAGAGCGAGACGCGGTCCGGGCCGAAGGGCGTGCCGACAGAAGAAGTGGAGCTGCTGCGGCAGGCGCACCGCGAGGCCGAGGCGCGGATTGCGGAGCTGGAGCGGGCGTACCGTACGGCGCAGGTGGAGGCGCTGGTGGACAAACTGGTAGCCGCGGGGGCGGTGCGGCCCGCGACCCGAAGTGATGTGGGGGCGCTGCTGGACCTGCTGCTGCAGAGCGACCGTGAGGTGCAGGTCCTCCGCGCTGACGGGGAAACGGAATCGGTGAAGGCCGTGGAGGTGCTGGTGCGAATCCTGAGGGACACGGCACCGAAGCTGGCTGGTGGCCCGACTGGGCGGGCCTACCCTGGACTTGGGGAAGACGATGACAAACCGCGAGTATATTCTGACGAGGAGCTGGCCCGGCTAGTCGAGCTGGCAAGCAAGTAGGAGGTGGGCAGAAATGGCGAGTGAGTACGGAAT